TTACTCGCCCCCTGAATCTTTGTTATATTTTGTACGATCCCAGATGTCTTTTACTTTCTCCCAACCACCGGTTGCTACTAAATAAACAATAAATGCGGCCAGAAACGAAGCAAAGACATAGTACCAGGTGATTACAATCTTATAATATGTACACATGACCACTACCGCCACTGGGCACAGGATTAGTGACGTGACCAGTGCAACAATACTGGTTGGAATCTTGTTGAGCTTCGGAAGCTCTTTGATTGTCTGCACAACGATTGACACCATGAAGGCAAGCACTCCGAGTACTGCAAGCCCATAGGTTATATACTGCATCATTACATTCATATCCATGTTCTTTCTCCTTTACTGGTGTCCGATTCGGACATCCTCTAAATCTTTGATTCTGTGATTTGCTACTTTGATCTGTTCTTCCTGGATATCCATCTTCTTTTCCAGGATGTATGTTCTTTCTACCACGTTATTGTGCTTGTCTACCCTTTTGGTAAGCTCTTCTAACTTATACTCCATAAGGGCTCTTGTCTTTTCTGACTGACTGTGATTGCTGATCAGGCACACAACAAGGGTTACTGCTGCACTAATGCAGGATGAAATAATTATTTCCATCTGACTCCCTTTCTCCGGTTGCGCCGGTGCAAATTCCAATAAAATAAGAGCCTTGCGGCTCTGCTCGAATTTTCATGTTTTTTCTCCTTTATACATCCTCTGCTCCCTCAAACTCCGGAAGAGTTTTGAGGTATGCGTAAGCCTTTGCGATAGTCATTTCGCCGTCATATGGAGCATTAAGATATTCCGCATTATAATAAGGAAACGGAATAAGTCCATCATCGACATTTTTGTATTTTCCTTCAGCATAATCTTTCTCGACCTGACGTCCGTCTTCGGACAAATATGAATTTATCAGAATCGTAATTTCCTGATTAATATCAATTTTGAGCATTGCTATACGATGGTATTCCGTCGCAATGCCATTTTGCATTCGCACCGTTTTCTTTAAAGCCATAATCATCACACTCCATATACTCTGCTCAATACATATTTTCGATTATTGTAAGAAATACCATTCGTTGTTCCAGTTTTGGAATTTGCATCATTTCCAACAATTTTGTTGTCATAAACATATATCCATTTCGAACACCATGGGTCTATATAAATATTATACGATTCTCCATTACATCTTCCTTTCGGAATAAAGAATGTCACTAAACCATACCCCTTTGCCTGTCCATCTGCATATGGGGCAAACTCAATTAATATACCATGGGGTTGTGTACTAGCTGGTGCAGAGAAAATACCAGTATAATCAGCATTTGGATATACAGCTGTAGACAAAAGAACCGGTGTTGTTCCGTCGTAGGATGCGACTAAGTTGTCATTTTTTATCAATTGTACAGTGTTTCCGGTTGATGTAATATCCCCAGTTTCACTTACAGTAAAAGCATTTTTACGCGCGTCATTCGCTGAACCATTTCCGATAATAAATAATTGTGATGCATCATCTGTGTTATATCGTCCAATTACAGTTTGTTCATTCCCGGACGCAATCGTTTCATATCCACTAGCATGAGAATGTTCACCAGTTGCTTGAGTATTTTCGCCTTCGGCATGAGATACATATCCCCTTGCTAATGATCCACTTCCTTCGGCATGAGAAGCAGAGCCAGATGCCGCAGTATTTAATCCTTCGGTATGAGCATAATTGCCATTCGCATAGGTGCCGTATCCCTCTGCATGAGCTGCCATAACCTGTTCAACACAGCATGCGAGTCCTTCTACATGGCTATATGGCCCCTCCGCTATTGTCATAAACCCTTCAGCACAAGAATACTCACCAATTAATGCAGCCCTACCGTTTCCGTTTTGAGTTTTGTAATATGGCCGTCTTTCGCCAAACGTATAATATGGTTGGTTTCTTGTTACCAAATTGCCATCGTCATCATCATTGTTAGCTAAACAATCGCCATAGCCAATATGAGCTATAGCAGTTTCACTATCTTTCCCAATGAACCGGATTGCCTTATTGAGAATCTGAAGAACAAAATCTTTTGTCAAACCCAATTCAATCAGAGTTTCTGCGAATCGAGCATAATTTGTAGTACCGTTTCGAATATCGATCTCATCATTACCAATCAATACGTTCTTACCTAAGGTATTTGCTGTACGGTCACCTACAACAAGACCATTTGAGTCAAAGCCCATAAAGTTTGTTGCAGTTTTGGCAGCATCTGAGGCTTCTTGTCGAGCCGTATCTGCTGTGGATTTAGCAGTATCTGCTGTTGACTTAGCGGTATTTGCTGTTGATACGGCACTTGACGCATTTTCGTTCGCTTTATCTGCAGCACTTTTTGCACTCGATGCGGTCTGGCTCGCATTATCAGCAGTACTCTTAGCTTGTCCAGCGGTAGTATTAGCGCTGTCGGCAGTCTTCTTTGCCTCACTGGCAGTCGAGTTTGCGTTAGATGCTGTTTTGTTTGCTGCATCAGCTGTTAACTTTGCAGCACTGGCAGTAGAGGAAGCGCTGGATGCTGTCTGGCTCGCATTATCAGCAGCATTTTTTGCAGCGTTTGCAGTCTCCAGCGTAACACTCCAACTGCTCGAATCCTGTTCTACTTTAGATAATCTGGTGCCAAGTTTATCCGTCGTGGATACCTGCTGTGAGATCTTGTCTGACAAAACCTGAATAGAAGCATCTGTCTCAGTCTTTGTGTAGTAGTCTTCCGGTGCCGGTGTCCAGTCTGTGGCTTTGTTGCCTTTTTCCACCTTAAGATTTCTAATTCTAAATTTACCAGTGCCATCTGAGTAATCACAACGATATGTTAACAGAAACTTCGAAGCCGATGCTTCTTCTGGTTTACGAATTTCACAATTATATGAAACATGTTCTGTATAATCCCCTGCTAACGCTTTTGTCGAGAACTTATGATTAAAGTCACCGTTTATAAATGGGTTATTGACGACCCAGTTATCGTCCACAGGTCCTTGCAAAACTAACGAGAATTTTCCACCTGCACCAACAAATTTTTTCACATCTATATCGAATGAAACCATAAAAACATCCCCAACTGATCTGGGACCCGGATATATAAATGATATATTCTCACAGTAGTTATACTTACTATGTGGCACATACCAATTACTCCATTCATTTGATGTCTTTCTGGCTAAATTTCTCCCGCCAATATCTATATTATTGATAGCCTCAGTTACTTCTGTCTTTTTAGCTCTGAGTGCAATTTCTTCATTGTTTTTGGAGATGGAAGTTTCTGCGTTTTGCACCTTTGTAATAAGCTGAGCCACCCCATTCTGAGCGTTATTAGCCTTATTCCATGCTTCTTTAGCTGCTTCATAGCTACTTGATTTAGATACAGCCGAATAACTATAAGTACCATTCGACATAATAGTCAGGTCAGTAAAATATAAACTGTTGGTAGCTCCTGAATTGTAAGTTGGTTCTGTAGTAGACCAAGATCCTCCGGGTGGGTTAGCTGTTGGTTTAGATGGTGCTGCTATCGATGAAGATTGCAGTAGGTAATACCGTATGACATTTTCAATATCAATAATTCGGGAGATTGTGATCTCGGCTTTGGCCTTAATAGCCATAGCGTACACCCCCTAATCTTCAAGCTGACATGTATATGCCTGTGAATTTGCTACATCCTTCGCTGATATACTTAATGTCTTAGCTGTAGCCACTGCGGTTGTACTTCCTGATTTATACCATTTGACTGTACCAATACCGGATACTGTTCCATTATCGGCTACAGTCTGTTCTACGCCACCTTTGAACACATGAGCTGTAAGTACGGTAGAACCCGAATTATTCTTAAATATGGTGCCGTTGGACGATGTAATACTGAGTGTAATGGCATCTTTCCCGTTCGTACCATTAGTTCCGTTTGTCCCTTTATAAGAAACACTATAAGACGTTGTGGACTTGCCGTCTGAATAAGTAACGACAGTCTTAGTCCATAAATACTGTCCGTTTGGAACAGATGGAACATCTGCTACCCATGATCCGGTTGGTTTTGTTGTTCCACTGTTACCGACCTGATATGTAACGGAGCTACTACTAACGGTTACAGATGTTCCATTTTGACCATTGATACCCTGATAAGACACGCTGTATGCTTCAGTAAACTTGCCATCAGAATAATTAACAACAGTCTTAGTCCATAAATATTGCCCTTTACCTACAGATGGAACATCTGCTACCCATGATCCGCCCGGTTTTGTTGTTCCATTGTTACTGACCTGATATGTTATGGATGTGTTTTTTACAGTAACCGACGTTCCGTTCTGACCGTTTATACCTGCTTTTGCCACTGCAAATGAGAATTTCTTGTTTACCGTAATACCGTCTACAATTACCGGAATCGTGGCCTCACAAGCTGTTGAAATCGTAGCGGTTGTTGTGAATGTGATCTTTGGTTTACTGGTTCCACTATTAGAAACTGCCGCGCTGATACCGGTTGGACACACGATGTCTGCTGTCGTAACCGCCACTGCAGAACACTGGTTTGTACCGCAAAACGCTACTACTTCCGTAGCACAAGACTGTCCTGACTCAACCCCATCTGTACCGCCAACAAACGTGTATGCCTCGCTTGTAAGCATGACTGAATAGGCATCTGTGATATCTACAATTGTGATTTGATCTGCTGATTTAATTCCCATTTTCTTTCTCCTTTATACTATTAATTCACACATAAAAGTTACTTTTGTATCAACATCTTCTGGCGATAGAGTAAACGTGAATCCGTCATCGCCAAATCTATTATCAGTTGATGAGATAACACCGAACGATGCATCGTCCAATCTTTGCCATCTCCACTGGAGATATGCTCCGGAGCCAAATACCTCTCTCATGGTACTAGCGTCTGTAATTCGCTGTTTTCCGTGGTAAAGAACGACTGATAATATGGTCGAGACTTGATCATTTTTGAATACAGTTCCTCTTGAAGATTCAATTCGAAGCAATGTGGTAATTTCATCTCTCACGTTATCAATAGCTTTTGAAACATCTTCTATTGACTTGCTTACACTCTTACTTCCTATATACAAATCATCTACAGCAATCGACAGTTTGTATTTACCCTCACTGACTCTGTAGAATTTGATGTACTGGCTGGAATCACCGAACGCAATCTGACCGTCATTATCCATATAGATGCCGCGTGTCGTGTTATTGACTGTTTCTTTAACACCGGAATAAATAGAATCCTGACCTATTTTGAATCCGCCAATCGTAGCGCCGAATGCTACCAAGTCATCAACAGAGATCTTTGTAGCGGTGATGGATTTCGCCTTGATAATCTGACCATTCAGACTGTTGTAGTCTGTTTGTTCTTTTTCAACAGTCATTCCATCTGTATTGAGTTTGTAGTACAGGCCGTCTTCGCCTTTCACTACCAACTTATCTGCTACAACTGTATTTCCTTTGATAAGATCACCGGAAATAGTTACTCCAACCAGTTCACCGGTAATGGTCTGGTCATCAACCACGAGATCTTTGATCATACCGGATTCCGAAAAGAAATTTTTAATCGCAGCTTTCTGAATATTTGAAAAGTCAATATTAGCAAATTTCAGTTCCGCATCTTTGGCCGACAGTTTCTGTGTATCCAGTTCTTTGATTTTTGCTTCATCTGCTTTGAAGCGTTTTGCCGTTGCATCTTCAAATTCTGAATGTGCAGCCTTCAGATTTTCTACTTCTTCATATTTTACCGACAGACTCTTTACATTCCCCTCAATTGCATCAAGGCTTTTTATTGTTGCGTATTTCAAATCTGCATCTTCTACTTTTAAGTAGTTTGTTTTCATGCTGCCGACTGTTAATTTGATATCTTTTACACTTCCGTTAAGAGAATCTATACTGCTTTTCATACCAGAAACAATGTCACTATCAGATAATCCTTGTTCAAAGTTCAGGATATCCGACACGTTGATAGTTCCTGTATATCTTCCATCTCCCGAGACCACCGTGTTTACGATCTCGGCAGCCGCTTTATACTTCGATGCCAGTTCTTCAAAAGTCAGCACTGTATTTGCAATCTCGCAGGTATTCTTGTCCGGCTCCTGCGGATATTCTGTCATTTTAACAATCCGCTGTTTTACTCTGGTCTTTGTCGCGCTGTCAATCAGCCAGATCTTATCTCCGGCATGATATTCCAATATAGAATACTCTGTTTTCTGTTTTGCAAGATCAGAAACTGTTACGGAATACGATTCCACGGGTTTTGAAAGATCCTGCAGTTTCAGTTCAGCATCTTCCTTCAATGCCTGTGCGTCTGTATATGACTCATCTTTCCATATGTAGGTTTTTACTTTATCGGAATACTGGTAGTTTTCCAGATATTTTTTCCCGTCATTTACCTTCTCAATTGTAAGATCATTGGCACCAAGTGGGATTATTTGTGTGTAATAATCATAACTATCTTCTTTTCTGCTCAGTTTTCTCAGATTCAGCCCACGGATAAAATAAGTTCCCTTATCTTCTCCGACCTCATTGTAAAAAGATACTGTTTTCTTTTTCGTATCATATACTACTTCGCACCAAAAGGCGGTTGCCAGTTTTTCTATAATGTCTTTAGATGTAACCTGCAGTATTCCGGCATTTCGTTTCTTTTTTACATCACATTCTCCAATCGTCCACCCTGTACCCGCAAGGGCAAGACGTGCCGCCTCATCTACAGTTGATTCCTTTACGGAGAAAGAACTCCAGGCTTTTCCTTCCAGTTCTTCCAAATTGAGTATTGCCACATACTGCGGCAATCCATCTGTACTGTGGGATTTTTCTTTGATTACATATTCATCTGTCTGTGTCTGGATATAATACTCCGGTTCTATCGTTTTTCTTCCCAAATACGTAAAAGAAAGTGTTTTATCTCCGGTTGCGGTAACACTTTCTATCTTCAGATCTTTGTATGCTTTTATATATCCTGTTGCCCTGTGTGACTTGTTGTATATCTTTAACATATGATCATCTCCTACAGGTATCGTGGCAAAAAGCTTATTGTCAGGTTTACATTCTCATCCACAGTTATCGTGTTTTCTCCCGGCATTAGCGAAGGCAATTCCCACATTTCAACTTCTCCTGCCTTTATCTCCCCATCTTCTGTAATAAGTCCAGTTTCCCCGTTCAATATGATTTCCTTACTTATTTCCGTATTTTCAACCACAATATCGTATGTTTCATTCAGTAATTCATTCCTTGTCAATCCCGTTATATTTAACGTTGCTGTTCCTATTTGAGGTAAGATTTTCACAATCACCGGAGTCATAATATTTCCCGGATTATTAATTATAATTTTCTTTTCGCCCTCATAGGTTTGTGTGATTCTGTCTCCACATTCACAGCAATTCCATTCCAGTGTCAGCAGATGCCATCTTCTCATAGATGTTTCTTCTGTGTCACTTTTCTTTAAAATTGCCCAGAATTTATGCTGGTAACCGTCCAAGGTCAGCATGATCGGTTTCAGGCATTTTGAGATTATCAGGCTCTTATTCCTGATAATCTCTTCTCTGTCCTCGCCTTTTACTACCAGCACAGTTTTGATAGTCTTGAATCCTATTACATTTCCCAGAAGAACCGGCGCGTAACTTCCTTTTGTCCATTCACTGCTGTTAGATATAGAGCTGGTGCCATATGTCACCCGGTGCTGTCGTGCATTTGCATTTTCAATATTCCATTCTCCTATCAGCATTATAACCGCCCCCTGTTTATTCTTACCGACATCGCTGCTGTCTGTCTGCTTATTTCCGGTTGAAGTGCTCCCACCAGTTCCCCGGAATCCAACACTACTTTAAGTTCTGCGATTACAGACATCATATCCAGTATTCTGTCTCCCAATTCTCCAATAACATTTGATACAGAACTTATATCAACATTCACGATTGTATCTCCGGAGGAATATCCTGCCAATGCCTCATTGATAATCGTAGTTCCTGCGAAATTCAGTGACTGAAGCTGTAATTCCAGTTTTTCCTGCTGCCCCTGCAGTTCATCCTGTGTGTTTTTAAGTATTGTCTGTCTCACAGATTCAAATACCGTCTTTGAAGCGTTTTCTATTTTTATCGGATCCAGCATACCTTCCAACATACTGTCCAGTGTTTCTTTTCCGATTATGTTTCCTTCCTGTTTCAATTCTCCCAGCCCGGAAGAAATAGAAGAAACAACTTTCGTGGTACTGTTGTATACATCAACCGAATCAGACGCTTTTCGTATTCCGCCTATCAATCCAGATACTGCATCTTCTCCGATCTTTCCAGCCTTATCCAAAAGTCCTGCAAGATCACTGGTCATTCCAGTGTTCAGATCTGATAACGCTGCTCTGTATTCCGCATTTAAAGCATCGAGTTCTGCCTGTGCGTTTAATCTGAGGTTTTTAATCTGTTCATTGGTGTCTGTTCTCAGCCCTTCGTTTTCTTTTACTGCCTGTGATTCTGCAAGTTCATTTTTCTGATCCCATAATTTTTCATATTCTTTCAGTTGTTCCTCTGTCATCTGATTCAGACTATAGATTGATGCCGCCGCATCCGGGCCCATTTCTTTCAGTTCGTCTAAAAGATCTTTTGATATATTCTTTTTTTCAAGTTCTTCCAACTGCTGTTCCCACAACGTCAGACCTGCAACCTGTGTTTTCAAGTTGTACAACAATGTGTCTGCATCATATCCGGAAGAATCCCATGCTTCAAAAAGATTCATCTGAGACAGGATATCTTCTTTTCTGCTTTTCACTGCATCTTTGTAAGTGTCCTGAAGTTCTTTTACATTTTCTTCCAGCTCATCATTGATCTTTTTCGAATTTTCCGCATAGTCTTCATCTATCTTCTTCCGCTCATCATAGAATGACTGCAGTGCATCCAGATATTTCTTGTCTGCGCTGATACGCTCATCCGTTCCGGCCGCAAATTGCTGTCTCGCCTTGTTCCAGTATTCCATTTCTGCTTTTGCAGATACTTTGTAATACGTCTTATATTTATCAAGAATACTATCCTGCACATTCGCCTGTGTCTGTTTTGCTTCTTTCTGTTCCTGTACGAGCTGCGCTTTCAGATCATTGATTTTTCCTGTGGCATCATACCATGCCTGTGTTCCCTTTTTGAGCCGGTTTTTCACTCCTTCCCAGTATGAGATTTCCTGCTGAGTCGACATATTATGCAGTGTCTGATAGTTTTTCAGATATTTTTCAGCTGCTGAATATACCTCAGAATAATATTCTGACGCACTCTTCTTGACTGTCTTTTTACCATCCTTTTTCGTTTTCGAAACTCCAAAATTATTGCTTATCTTATTTGCCAGTGTTGTATTTCCAATCGAAGATGCAAGCTGTTTCTGAACTGCTTTTGTCTCCTGCTTGACAGCATTTGCGTATGCCTTTGTTCCCTTTTTGGTATGTTTTACTACCTGCTGCCAGAAGTACACCGTATCAGACAATGTAACTTTATTGGATTTCTTATATTTCGTCATCCATCGTGTTGCGTTTGCATAAACCTTTGCAGACATTCTGGATGCCTGTTTGGACGCAAGTGATGCTTTGTCTTTTATTCCGAATGCCATGCCTTTAGCAATCTGCTGTCCTACTGCTTTTCGGAACTTTCTTGAAGGCGAATGTATATCCAGTTCATCCTGCGATGCCGTAAGTGTTGCTCTCGCAAGTTCGACTGCAGCATCTACAGCTCCCTGCTGACTGTTCCTGATTCCGACCGCCATACCTTCGCCGATAGAAGTACCTACTTTATCCCTGAATACCTTTGATGGAGAATTGATTTTCAATGTGCTCCTCGTAGCCGCAAGTGTCCGTGATGCAAGATTCACTGCCGCATTAACTGCTAATGATGAACCCGTTGTGATGCCGGCAGCAACTCCTGCCGCCATATTATAACCGATACTTCCGAAAGCCCCATTATATGCACTTGCACCGGAGTATGCTCCGGATGCTATTCTTGTTGCCGCTGCAGATGCGCTTCCAGTTCCGGATAATATTCCGCTTGCATACATAGTTGCGGACTGGCTTCCGGCTGTTCCGAATGAACTTTTCGCTTTGTTCGCGGTGTCGATTGCTTTCTGTGTTACATTTGTAATAGCCGTAGAAATCGCAGTTTGCTGTGCTGTAATTCCAGATGCAATTCCAGAAGAAATCTGATTTCCCAGTGTTTCAAATCCGCTTCCGGTCTGTACACCATCTGCACTCATAGCCGATGTGATTGCCTGACGGATTTCATCTTTTTTACCGGAAATTCCATTTGCAATTGCATCGCCAATATTCCGGCCAAGGCTCTCAAACGCTCCGCTGTCTGCCGATGCATCCGATCCGCTCATCGCAGAAGATACTGCATTGCTGATATTATCCTGTTCTGACTGGATTCCTGACGCAATCGCTTCCCCCGCCTGCTGACCGGTCTGTGCAAAATTTTCTGCCACTGCTCCGGCACTGTTGCTGTCAGACATTGCATTGTACAGTTCCGGTGCCTTCTTAGAGATCAACTGAATCAACGAATTATAAGCTGTAACTGCATCATTTCCGCCTGATTCTATTCCTTTGGTGATCTCTTCCGGAATTTTAATGCCCGACTGTGATGCAACTTCAATCAGGCCCTCCATCTGTCCCTGAATGTTTGTGGACAGTTTCGCAATCATTTCATCCGGGCTGATGTCTCCGGACGCGATTCCTTCTGCTAATCCGTCTGGAATTTTGATTCCACATTCTCTTGCAATACGAATAACTTCTTCAACCTGATTTTGCAGATCCTCACTGTAATTTGCGCTCCATGAAGAAATTCCGGTGTTATTCGCAATCTCAATCGCACTCCAGACGCTGCCCCATTCTTCTGCAGTGGATCCCAGCTCTCCAGCCGCCTGCTTCATGGCTATTTCATTCGCCGCGCCAGCACTTGCGATTGCATCAGACATGTTCATAGCTTCTTCCCATGTCTTCGCCATTTCTTCGATTGGACCGGTTCCCTGTGTTTCCAGTGTCGTTACCATATGTTCAAGGGTATTGGAGCCTTCAAGTCCCATATCCTCGATATACTTGATAAATTCCGGTGAAACCTTATCTCCAATCGCATCCACGACTGTCTGCAGGTTTTCCTGGTACCTCTGCATAGCGTCTACCTGAGACTGCAGATTTGCAGTCATTGTTTCAACAGTGAGGTCGACACCGCCATCTTCGCTCTGATCAAACATATCTGAAATGCTGATCTTATCCTCAAAACTGGATTTAATGGTTTCTTTAGCCGATGTGTAGCATCTACAACTGTCTGTGCTGCATCTCTCTGCTGCTGTGCCGACTCGAATGCTGCCTGTGCCGCATCCGCAAGAGCCTGTGCCTGTTCTTCGGTCTGCTCAGTATTCTCCGCCTGCGCATCGGTATTATCTTTTGTCGCATCCGTATTCTCTTTCGTTGCATCAGTATCATCTGTTGTAACACCGTACATTTTTTCCGCAGTATCGGTATAATCCTGAATCTGTTCGTCACAGTCCTTTGTAATTTTGGACTGTTCCGTAATCGCATTCGAATAATCTTCTGACTTCGCAGAAAGTTCCGAAATAGATGCACTCATGATACCTGCAGCATCACCACCGGCATAAAACTCTCCATTAATTGCCGACAGTCGGTTTCCCATTTTAGAATTGCTGATCTTTTCCTGTGCATCTGCAAATTCATCCATTGTGATGATGCCATCTTCAAGAGCCTGTTCGTACAGTTTGATAGCTTCCGTCTGGTAATCTCTGGTGGTATCACCGTTCTGTTGAGCAACCATAATCTCATCAATAAGATCTCTTTCCTGCTCCAACAGTTTTAATCTTTCTTCTGTACTATCTTTTCCTGCTTTTGCCTTATCGATCTGCATCTGTGCTTCCAGCTTCTGATTTACCAGATCCTGTGTAGCCGCAAGGGCAGCCTGTTTGATGGCTGTTTTTTCATAGTTGTTGATCAGACTTTCCAGCTCTGCATTGGTGATATTTAATTTGCCATTTTCTTCATCATAAGCATTTGCCAGTTCCGGAATACTTTGTGATAATTCCGATACTATCGCAGACATTTCCTGCTTCTGGACATTTGTCTTGTCTTCAATACTATTCAGTTCCTGCAGGCGCTCACCCAGAACTGCAATACGGTCCGCATTCTCCGTGGATGCGCTCCATCCCTCAGATATCTCCGTCATGCTCTGTTTTGCCTGCTCCGCACCTTTCATAACAGCCTGATAGTATGTGTCGATCTGCTGCTCTGCTGGTGAAATGATTCTTGTCAGTCCCGATACAGCTGCTGTCGCAACTTCAACAGCTCCCTGCATTACACCTGAAAATGCACTATAAGCTGCAATGCCTAATCCTTCCGTTGCTGAAGACAACTCTGTCAGTTTTCCCTTCAGGTTGTCCTGCATGGTGTCTGCCATGTTTTTCGCCGCACCATCAGAACTTCTTAAAGCTTCTTCATATCCCGAAATCTTACCAATTCCTTCGTTCAGAACAAGGTTCAGGCCTGACAATGCTGTTTTATTAAACGTTGCGCTCAGAGCTGCTGATCTATCCGCAGATTCCATTCCTCCAAGAGCACCGTCGATGTCTGTGATAATGTCTGTAAGATCGCGGAATTTTCCGGTAGAATCTGCGACCTGAACAGAGGTATCTCCGATCTGAATTGCGCCGTCTTTCATCTTCTGGGTAATCTGAGTCATAATGGATCCCAATGCAGTTCCTGCTTCTGATCCTTTAAGTCCCTGATTTGCCATTCCTTCCAGAAGTGAAGTGACTGTCTCTATGTCCTGTCCGCCTGTATGAAGGATAGCCGCGCAGTTTCCGTATGCATCTCCCAGCTGCTGTGCTGTGGTATTACTGTTTGCCTGTGCGAACGCCAGCATATCCGCCATTTTTGCGCTCTCTGATGCCTGCATTCCAAAAGCAGAAAGGTAGTCTGTCACCATATCCGATGCATCCGCCAGTTCCATTCCGGACGCCGCCGCAAGGTTAAGTACGCCATCAATGCCATCCAACTGCTGTTGCGTGCTCCATCCTGCCAGAGACATATATTTAAAAGCACTCGCGACTTCCGTTGCAGAGAACTTTGTGGATGCTCCCAGTTCTTTTGCTTTGGCACTCATAGAATCCAGTTCCTGACCAGTTGCACCGGAGATTGCCGCAACCTCACTCATACCGGCTTCAAATTCAGATCCGACTTCTACAATATATTTGCCAGCTTCTTTTGCCGCATCACCGATTAACCGGATGCCTCCTTCTAGCGCATCCCCAAGCAAATTCGCACTGATCATATCCTTAAATGTACTGGATTTCTCTACGCTCTTTCCAAATTTATCTATACTCGTAGCGCATCCATCTGCCGATTTCGAAGCTTCATTCAGATATGTAGCGTTCTTTTTCGTTGCACGGTTTGCTTTCTCCAGCTGAGTTTCTGCTGTATTAAGCTTCGTCTGCCAGTCGCTGACTTTATTTCCAATTTTTCGATAAGCATCTTCGCCTTTTTCAAGGTCTCTTTTTGCAGTTTCCAGAGCTGTATTCTGCTGATCTAATTCTGTTTTTAATTTGTTTACCGCTTCTTCCTGCTTTTCTATTGCGTCCTTGGATGTCTTTTCTTCCTGCGACATCTTTTCAAGTTTTTGTTTTGCCTGTTCGTATGCCTGATTTGCCTGTTCCTGCTTCTGCTGCTGTTTTTCCAGTGCCTGCCTGAGTTTTTCTACATTTTCAGCCTTTGATGCATAACCGGTTTCCGCATTTTTTAATGCCTGTTTTGTCAGCTCCACCTTTTTCTTCTGTTCTTCCAGAATCTTATTCAGAGCTTTGTCTTTTTCCGTTAATGCCTTCAGGCTGTTTGCCTGTCCTTCATAGGCAGCTTCTGTTTTTTTCAGTTCTGATCTGGAAGCGGCAATGCTTTTATTGACAGATGTTATTTCCTGTTTAAATTCTTTTTCGCCTTCAAGCCGTATACCAGCAACAATTTCATTTTTTCCCGGCATAGAAACACCTCATTTTTTGTATTAAAAAAGGTGTCCGATTCGGACACCCATTGTATGCGTTTTCATTATATTTTATTTTTTAAATGCTTTATATACTTCCATTACAGCCCATACAAAGAATGGCACACCAATTGTATAAGCAATTGCCCACGCTACTGCCATTATTCCCAAAATAAGCGACTTAGCTATTACTGTAGCAATTATAGCGACTGCTAACATGATGTAAAAATAAATTTTCCATATTTTCATACTGCAGCCCTCCTTTGCTTTCATACTATGATTATACTCCCGTAAAGAAGGAACTGCAATAAAAACTCAAGGTAAATCGTCGATTGAACAGTTCTTTTTCCGTTTCTTAAGACCATTCATTTCCATAAATTCATTGTAGATAATAAAAAACTTTCTCGGAGTCATATCAAATAATTCGTCTTCCGAATATCCCAGTTTCATTGATCCGATATAGAGCATGCGGGCAACATTTAGCTGCTCTGCTGCCCGCTCTCCCGGTTTGGGTCGTCTTCTTCATCTGCTTTCGGGAGCGAATATCCATATGCAGACAATACCGCAGCGGTCACTTCCACGATATTGTCCATTCCAATAAGATCTCCCACTTCCTGATCTGTCACTGTTTCCAGTGCACAGTCTGGATTCTTTCGTTTTTCTCTTTCTGCTTCATGATTGATCAGTGTTTTTACCAGATATATGAGGGTTTTGTTTGATGACTCTTCATCTGCAAGATCCATCATAATATCTTTCATGTTCTTGTCTGTTTCATCCTGGATGGAATCGATCGTGTTTAATGTGAACAAAAATCTATGTTCTACTCCATCCAGGACTACAGGTATTCCCCTTGGTCTGAGATCACTCATTCAGTTACCACCTTTTCACCATCTTCAAGACTGCGAGATTCTGTTTCTGTAATTCCAACAATCTTATTCAGGTACGCTTTTGCTTCTTCACGGGTAGCAAATGTCTTCCTACGTCTCCAGTTGCCATCTTCCGGAATAAGAATTTCTCCTTCCAGTGAAATATGATTGAATGTGGTATTCTCCTGTTTCGTCTGGTTGTCGTCGTTCGGCTCAGAGAACTGCACTTTGTTGTAGAATTTCGCAACAAACTTTGTTCCGCTCATTCCGATCGCGCCGACACCTACGTATGGAGCAATATCATCTGCGTTGCTGACAATTTCTTCTCCGTCTGTTGCCTGTGTATTTCCAAGCAGATATGTATAGATCTCATCTGTATCATCATTAAGTTCTACAGTCAGTGTACCGCCTGTTACAGAATTGTCGGTTTCAACTGTGCGGTTGTCCCCGTAATCTTTTACATTTGATTTTGTTGCGCTTCCGTTAAAGGCCGCTGCCGGACTTAATCTCTTCCCATCTTTGTATGTTCCGTTTGCCTGAAGCTTGCCAAATACAACATACTCAATTCCTTTTTTTGCCATTTTATTCTTCCTCTCTTTCTTCCATGTGGCAGTAGATAACCACATGTATTGTGCTTGTTTGCTGTGCATTCTCATACAGTGTTCGAATATCCGTTATCACAAAACCATTTTCTTTCAGTGCTTCCACTGCTTTCTTCTTATGCTTCCGGAAATCCGTATTCTTAGGTGCAAATATATGTACCTGCCACCACATCACTGTACTGTTTGACTGATTATCTCCAAAATCAACCGGCTGTTCATATTCCTCGTTGTAAACGATATACGAGTCTTTTGTTCCGGCATATTCATAATATTTGACAGGCAAGCCTACTGGAGCAAGTGCCTGTTCCAGCATTTCATCTGATCTCACAGCTGGCTCACCTCGTTTTCAAATACTTCTGTCATTGCCCGGACTACCTGTGGCTCTGCACGGATCACAGCGCCTGTGATCACAGGAACTGCCGGACGTCCTTTAACACCAAATTCCAGATAACACATTTTTGCCATATTTCGGACTCCTTTTTTATCTTTTCCAGTCGGACGGGTACACATGTAATAACCTCCGCCATAGCCTTTTTCCAGACCTGTTGGTTTGATAGACCTCGCCATTGCCCCGGTATCCTGATGCTCAGAAGCTGCGTTTACGACTTCTTTTTGAAGTTTTTCCATTCCTGCTTCCATCATTTTGGGCGCAACTTCTTCAAATCTTCCAAGGCGGTCCAGTGTTGCCATCAGTTCATCAAAACCATTGATCTCAAAACTCGCCATCTGCTATTCTCCTCTGTCGTGTGAGATGTAATGATAAGGCTGTTGTTTTCGGAAACGAATCCATGATTGTCTGCGCCTGATGGATTTCATAAACATCGGATCCGATCACCGCAAGATATTCTGATGTCAGCCATCTCCGAAACGGAACCCTGATCAGCTTATCAATCTGTACTTTCGCGGTCATCGCCTCATAATAGCGATTGTATCCGACTGTTTTCTCCGAGAAACGAAGTTTTTCTTTCTGAGTTCCCGCATTTCCATCGTCATCTATTTCGCATATGGCAACGATGCCATCATTAAACTTCTCAAATGTCACATTCCTTTGCGTAGTCATCTGTCTGCACTCCTATCCTTAACGAAAGAAGTTCTGAGCGGAAATTCTGTTCAAAAAGTTCCAGTACATTATTCCTTGCGTATCTGCAGTAATCCAGTAGCAGGGATTTCGGTAGAGCCTCAATCTCATAGTCTTGCTCTGCTCCGGCCATCTTATCCAGATAATCCACTCCACGTTCTATGATTCCACTTAGCTTCCGGTCCGTTTCCTCATCTTCAAAAGTGATGTCCAGATAGTTCCGGACATCACTTAAAAGGGTTGCTGTTACCATAAGCGTTCACCTCACGCTTTGGCTTTTGTATTTACCGGATTATCTTCCGTATTTGTGATCTCGACTTTCATCGGAAGTGCTTTGAGTTTGGAGATGTCGAGATACTGGAAAGCATTATTGTCTTTCGGTCTTCCCATGCCGTACATCTTTGTAGTGTATACGCGGTTATCTTCCAGGAACTGGTATTCATCAGAATACTCAATCTTTCCGGAAGATCCTGCACCGATTCCCATGAAATATTTCTTTGCAATTCCCATAATTGCCTCGTTTTCATCCAGTACCGCAGACTGAACTACTTTTGTCGGATATGGGAATACATTATTTTTGTATGTGCCGTCGGAAGCTCTCACTGTTGAGGACGGAATTACTTTTTTAATGTAATCCACCGGATTTACCACCAGCATAACTTCCGGAACTGTGCGGTATCCGCCTACCGCATCCGGTTTCTTTGCAAGCGGTGCTACAACTGCGCAATATTCATCCGGATCCAGAGAAGTAAGTTCTACTTTAGTTTTGTCTGGATACACGCCTAAAGTAACTGCGCCATCAAGATCTTTGCACATACCGATTGGCTGGTCTTTGCCTGTGCCTTTCAGGATTGCTTTTTCAAGTCCTGCTGCTGATGCTTCAGACAGAATAATACGAACGTAATTGTCCAGCCATACCGGTCCGAGGGCAAGCATATCCTTTGATACCGGAATAAATGCACTCAGTTTTGCCATGGTCATATCCATTGTATCAATCTTACCAGCAAGTTCTGTTGCAATCGCAGAATTTAAGGCGCTCCATGTCGCAAGATCGATGTTGTCAGCATTGACGATCATTTTGATAACACCCTGGCAGTTGATAAAGTCAATGTTTTCCAGCAGCGGATGGCTTTCTCTCATATCATCGATTACGGTATCAATGATCGTTTCCGGCATCGCTTTGTTAATATCGACCAGAGCCTGCTTCGGATTAGATGAATTTGCGGCATCAATCTTTGCGGCATCAATCCATGCCTGATAAAATTCTTTTTCTTCGCTGGTCAGCTGACGGATTCCTCTGGATGCCAGAATTGCGGAATCCCTGTTCTGTCGGAGGTCTCCGTACTCCTGCATAATGCGTTCCTGAACACCGTTTGCAAACTGTGCAAATGCAGTTGCCATAGCTTCGTCATCATCATTCTTCAGTGCTTCTGATAAAGCCTGCATAAGTTCCATGTTTTCCTGTTTCAGAAGGTCTTTGTTTTTCATGTTTTCGTATCCTTTCTTAGTGGTTTAATGCATCAAAAAAAGCGCCCGCCATTTTGAGCACTTTGTTTGTTTCTTCAGGTTCCTGTGGAGTTTTTGGTTGCGCCGGCGCAAATTGCATCATTTCCTTACGGAAAGACTGTTGTTCCTTTAACTGCTGCCGGAGCTGCCTGATCAGTTCGGTGTTCATCTGCTCGATCTGTTTCGGCTCTGCCGGCTGTCCGCCGATCTCATCACAGAATCCATATTCCAGGCACTGTTCCGGTGTCAGGAAGGTCTCCGCATCCATCATTTCAATAAGCTGTTCTTCAGTAAGATTCTTTGCCCGTTCCATATAGATCTTGCGGTTTGATTCCATAAGCACATCCAGATCATCCGCGCACTTGCGCAACATCTGTGCGTCACCATACACGGACATTGCCATGTTATGGATCAGCATGCTTGTACCTGGTCCCATAATGATTTTATCGCATGCCATACAGATCACACTGGCAATGGAATATGCAAAGCCATCGACATAGCAGACTTTGCCTGCTTTGTGCTGTTTCAGGAGATTGTAGATTGCAACTCCTTCTTTCACGGATCCGCCGTTACTGTTTACATGTAATTCGATGGTTCCTGTTTCCGGAATAGCTTCTAGCTGATCCCTGAAATATTTCGCACTGGTCTCTGACTCATCATACTGCCATGTTTCCCAGTTAAAATCTCCATAGGCTGTTACATCATCATACACATACAATTTATAAATATTCTGTCCCGCAAGCTGTTCAAACCGGTATTTCATCTCATTCTCCAAGATTGTTCACCCCCTTATTTCCTGTATCCTGCACTGTCGTAATGTCTTCGTAATTCTTCGTTATCCAATGTTTTTTGCTTTCCTCCGTATTCAATTCGGTCTCTCCGAGTTTTCTTCTCAACTCATCGATACAGTACATGCCGCTGGCAATCAATTTGTCAATCTTTTCGGCAATCTCAAATACATCAACATGCATGATCGTTGTGGTATCGATTTTTATGTAATTTCCCTTGCGGATCTGATTTTTCCCGTAGCGCTTCCGGTTGATCTCTGTATTCAGCATTTCACACAGGGGGTCTATACAAAACGTAAGGAAATTCTTTGTTACCTTATCAATTTCCGATACATCGCCTTTCAGGAGTGCTGCCGGAATATTAAAAGCACGGGCTACTGTCACTACAATCTGATCCAGCATATCCGTAATATCTTTCATTTCCGAAGTGGATTTTTTTCCCTGCTCTGCTGCCTGTTTCGTGTAAGTAAAACCATTAAACAGAGGCAGGACCGCGCTCCGACTGTTGAAATACCGTCTGAACCGATTATTCATCAGATCTTCGTAAGTTTCCTCAAATGTTTTGCCTCCATATGTGTTTCCCTTTGCCATGGAATCAATGTGCAACGTACCTTTTTCACCACCTGCTTTCTCATATTTGTCGACTGCCTCACTAAGTAACTCATTGTAACCATTGCACAGATTTGTCAGTAACTGACGAATGTTTTTGTTACTGAGTCTGAAATACAATACTTCCGACATGCGGAATGTGCGTTCGAACGTCAGTCCCTTTCTGTAAATATTGCTGAATATCGTTTCTTTCAGCGCATACTCATCTTTTGTAAAGCTTTCTGCAATGATCAGCTGGCCTCCTACTTCCACTACAAGGCATTCATTCCTGTACAATAGCGTTGCAACCAATTCCTGCAGGAACTGACTGGAGTTCTGATTTTTGTTCGGTTCATAATTCCAGACATAATATTCTTCGCCGTTATACTCTTTCCCGTTTTTCAGTGTACGGAACTCGCATTTTGAAATACCGTTCGCAATAAGATTGATTGCCGCATGCACTGTAAGTTCCTCTGCTACCAGATTCGACAGTTTTTCCTGATCAATATATTTTTCAATAGTATCTGCTGATACTTCTACACTTTTTCCTCCCAAGGTCTTCCCCTGAAGCCATTTCCAAAAGCCCATCTTCTGTCTCCTTTTAGTAACTGTACACATCAAAATTTATTCCGGAATAATCCATTTCTTCCGGAATCTCGTCTATGACTGCCATGGTGCAGACAAATGCCATGAAACCATCTGTCTTTCTGTAGTTTGGTTCTATCTTTCCGTAGGTGATATTCCCCTTTGCATCCATCTGTTTTTTCGTATTATTGGTATACCATCGCATGATTGGTACATCACCAAATACAAGCGTGTGGGTTACAAACGCATGGTTGATGATCGGAGCTGCTTTCATAATGTCAGAAGGTCTCACCAGATACACATTCTTCCGTTCAAACGCGTCAAATCCGACCATTTTTAATGCCGAATTAAGAAGTGAATAACGGTAATTGTCGATTGCAATCTTCAGAATGCTGTATTTCTGTCCCATGTTTTCAAACCACTGTGCCACCAGCTCCGGTGGAATCTCCACGTCATCCACAAATTCCACATCACCCTTCGCTTCCCATTCACGTAAAGGTGCTTTTATTCCACCTAAGTCCCTCGATCGGGAACAGATGAGCGTGTGCTGTATGTAATAGATTTTCCCCTGTACGTGGAACGTAAGTCCCATAACAACAAAGTCATTACTCTTTGCATAATCTACTCCTCCCACACAGTTTTTGCCCTCCAGGTCGATCATATCCTGATCTGTTGCAAGAATGTCTTCCCATGTGGCCACTTCGACTTCTTTGTTTCCAATCGGATAGTTACATCTTTTTGCCATATATTCCGGGAAATAGTCCATCTTATAAGGCATGTCCAAGATTTCTTTTTGTATCGTGCTACGCAGAGACAAGAAATCGTTCAGACTCGGAATTGCTTTGACAAGCTTATCAATCTGATTCCATTCCTTTTCGTCTTCAATCCGGCACCAGAACACCAGTGTCCGGTTCAAAGGATTGTATTCTTTCAGAATCGCCTGATTCTGTTCTTTTTCCTGATCCAGGACCCCGCCCCGGACATGTCCATCCGTGGTGATCGTTATCACACGGCCATGCCAGACCTTTCCAAGACCGGACTGCAGTGTGTTCATATTCTGCACGTCGGTATACTCATGCTTCTCGTCAAATATAATGCAGCCGGTACGTTTGCTATCCTTACCTCTTTTGGACGAAGTGTTATAGCGTAGTTCCGATTTTGTAGCTTTTCCGGTAATCAGTTCTTTGGTAGCATGATAATTTTTCTTCAGTACTTTTTCATATTTCTGATCTATCGGATCCGTTATTATTTCATACACATCCTTGAATGATGTCTTTGCCTGTGTCTCGGAGTTGGCCATTAGGTCGATGTTGTATCCCCTTATTCCGTGGTAAGGTGACATAAAATAAAAACACAGGAAAGAAATAAATCCATTTTTCCCACTTCCTCGCCCAACCATGATCCGGATGTCATTGAAATAGATATCTCCATCCGTATTTTCCACACCGACAATCAGTGCAAATAAAAATATTTCCCATGCTATCAACTGATAGGGGAAATATTTCTGTAGAGAAAGACCTTTTTCTATTTTTTCATTGTTGATAATCACATCATCCCGCTCCAGAACAGGTATTACCAGATTGTCAATCATCAGATCCTGTTCTTTACAGTGCTCGACTTTGTTTTCTTTTATCATCCGGATATATGGATCTATATACGGACTATAATGTCTCATCATCCTCACCGCCTGGCGGTTCCACATCCTCTGGTTTTAGTCCCAGGAATGTCAATATACTTCTCATCTCAGAAGATATCCGTCTTTTCTCGGCCACGGCATCCGTATATATTTTTAGCGAACAGTTTTCATTCTTTTTCAGTTGAATAAGTGTCTGATTAATGTAGAATAAATCATCATAAAATGACATGTACTCATCCACTTTATCTGTCAGAAATTTATCTGACATTTTCCTTGATAAAAGCGCATTTTTCAGGCTTTCTTCGGTTTTTTCTCTCTTCTTTTCTGTACTCATCGGACGTGCCATTTTATCACCTTCTTTCAACTTTTTCGGAATTTTTCAAAATTTCTCCGGATGCAACCCCCTCACCGGTCACGCGTTCCCCAGAGTTTTTTCGTATTTTTTACCCGGGGGATTACCAACGTTCCTCGTTGACGAAACCCTGTTTCTTTCTGTGATGTTCATCGTAATGACATCTTTCACAGATTGGTTCGAGGTTATCCGGATCAAGTGCCAGCTCCGGATGCAATCGTAAATACTTTTTGTGATGCACTGTCCTTGCTTTGACAACGAGACCTTTGTCCTTGCACCTCTTGCATTCGTAATGATTTGCTTTCAGTATGTACGCCTGTGTCTTTCTCCACACCGGAGATGTATAGAACTCATGCACATTATTCTCTGCAATCAAGCGTCTGATCCAGTTTAATGTTTCTTCATCCATTTTTATATCCTTGTATTACAAAAAGCGGAACTGCTGCCAGCTCCGCCCCTTTGAGGAGATATTGTAAGAAAATCCAAATTCACGTGCTTCCCTCACGTGATTGGAACAGATGGACTTGAACCACCGACACGCTGGATATAAGCCAGTTGCTCTGCCGCTGAGCTATGTTCCGGTATGCTTTTCGGACCGCACAACAGTCATCAGGATAAGCAATAACCTTTTCCCTCAGGGATAATTGGTACTTGTATGGGAAAGTACGTATGGAACGCATTGGTTATATCCAATTCGTTCATGATATACTATAGCATCTTTGAAGCGGACATATCGGACAAAACGGACAAACTTTATTTTTTTTCAAAAAATCTTTTAAATTCTTTTCTCACGCTTTCTTCTGTTACCTTCCTTCCCATCCGATCTGCCACCTGCTGCCACGTCATATCCTCAAAGATCTTATACTTGATGATGCGCTGCATGCGGAAGGGAATGGATATCATCCACACTTCCACCTGCAGTTTCAGTTCTTCCGCTTTCTCTTTCTTCTGTTTCAGAACTTCTTTCTTTGCCCGGAGTCTGATATCGTCTGAATAAGAGTAGGTTGTCCCCTGTACCTTAAAATGCTGTGGGTTGTAAGGAAATTCCGGATTACTTCCAGATACCGTTTCATTTGCTGTGATTCTCTTTTTCGATTCTAACTTGCAGATCTCTTCTTCTGTGTCTTTGATCACCTCGCATGCATCTATGTATTCTTCCAGTACTCTCTTATCCATGATGTCAGCCTCCTTGTTTCTTTTGTCCTGCTGCCTGTTCGTTTTATAGTCCCATTTTGCATTCTTCAAAATACGGACAGACCAGACAGCAGCATCTGCAGTGTTTCTTTCTGGATTGGAATATCCAGTATAACAGTTTTCTCAGTAAGATCATTTCGCGATCATCTCCTTAAATGCTTTCTCTGCATCTTCGCTTCTTCCGTAGGTGATCAGCTGTACTTTTCCATCCTTCAGGTATTCAATCGTGGTGTTACTCGTCATTCTGGGATAATGGATTTCTTCCCAGTCAGCAGGATCCATGTCTTGATACCCCGGGCATCTGCCATCAAAAATGCATCCGTCACATCCTTCTTCACTTTCTCTTTGCTCTCTGCAGAACTGGATTTGTGTGTTGCAAGCCGACAGCGCAAGCTCTGGGGTTATATCATATCCTTTTGCCATCTTTCTTCCTCCTTGTCTTCTTTGGCTCCCACTGTTCGCATTTCAGGCAACGTGCTTTGCTTGTTACCAGCTGTCCGCGGATCATGGTTGCCTGCTTGCAGGTGGGGTTTACATGTACAGCGAAGTTTCCAACTCTTTTTGCTTGTTTGCAGGTATCAAACTTTTCTTTTTCCACTTTTTCTTCCTCTCTTTCCCTTTTCGTATTTCGAACAGATGTCTTCCGGTTGTCCCATGTTCCGGGTATGACCGGCTATTTCCAGATAATTACATTTATACGGCAAGTTCTCCCCGCGAGCCCGGTAGATACAAGTTCTGCAATCTGTAACCTTCTTCTTGCGTGGTGTTCTCGGTGTTGGTGGGATATCCAGATTGTATTTCTTCTTCCATCTGGAAACCGTGGTGCTGATCACACCAAATGTCTGTGCTATTTCTTTTGCTGTCATTCCCTGCTGCAGGCACCGTTTCATTTTCTCTTTGTCGTATTTCCCGGTATCGTGGTTATAAGCCGGTTTCAGGTCGTATTGCTTTAGCAGGCGGTGGATGGTTTCAAACGATGTGTCGAGCCTGATTGCCATCTCTGTCTGCGTCATGCCCTGATCTATACATTCCTGCATAATTTCTTTTGTGATCATATCTTTATACATAAGCTACCTCAGTCCTATTACGCATGTGATCCAGAGTGTACACCACACGATTGTAGCCGCGATATCTTTTCGTCTTGCAGCTCCGCACGCGGCAAGGATTGCATATATAATTATCAACAGTAAGATAATTAGTTTTAGTGTCTCCAGTGCTGTCGTTATCATCTCGTTCCGCTCCTTTCATCGTTCCGGAAGAACTGTTTCAGCATCGCATCTTTCCAGTTCTTCCTGTGGTGATCACAGGTATCATCATCCTCTATCAGGATGCCTTTTCGGTCGCAGAGACCATCGTCGTTGTCCCTGCAGGTTTTACATGTTTTATTTTCCATTCTCTACCTCCTGACTATAAATAACTCTTTCCGAAGATCTCCCGGAACTGCTGCCGGGTATGATTCTTTTCGAATTGTCTCTGTGCTGTTCTTTTCAGATACAGATCAGCTTCACGGTATCTGTGCACTGCTTCTGGTCCTTCACGGTGACAGTCTGCGCACAGATGTACTTTCATGCCTTTTTCTTCTGATTTCGTCCGACTGCCAGTACCGAAGAAGATATGATGATCTTCTATCCGTTGCCTGCTGCCGCAGAGATAGCAGATACCAGGCTGATCTCCGGGAAGAATGCTTTTCATGTGTTTCTTTCGTTTTTTCTTTGTTCCGGATTTCGGAAATAATAATCCTTCCTGATCCATTGTGTTTCCTTTCTTTGGGAGAGGTATACAGGTACCTCCCCCGGTGTGTTGTATATGGATTTTAGATTGCACCCGTTATTTTGAGGTGTCCGAATCGGACACCTTTACTCCTCTGCTGCATCCGTCAGTTTCTTTTAATGTTCCGTCCATCCCCATTCCTAGCCTGCAATATGATAGATCTGTTACTGGGTGGGATGCCTTGTACTCGTACTCTTTGCAGAGGACGATCTCCTGGTATTTGGTCATTATTTTACGCAGTTCGCTTTCTTCAAAATCGTTGATCTTATTGTACCGGTTCAGGATATTACAGAAATGTTGTCCCATCTCGCATTCTTCCGCGCAGTAATCTTCCAGTTTCTCCTGATCTGTGATCTCTTTTGGTTTCTGACATATGTGATCGCAGATGTAATTCGCCATATTCTCAACAATTTCGTCCATTTTGTTCTTTTCATCAATCATTCCACCTTATCTTGATTTCAAATCCTAAACGCTCCTGTACTGCTTTCCGGTAGTCTTCCCATGTAGCAAGATCATCTACAAGGTACTGTGCACCCTCTGCCATCTTGTTCATGTATTGCTGACACCTTTTTTTTGCCGAAGCCCCATAAATCGCAAAGACAGGCTACAGAAAGAAGTGTAAATGTGTCCAGTGTCATTTCTTTTATTTTGTTACTTGCCTCATTCAGTTCCTGACGTGTTACATTCAGACTGATACCGGTTCTCTGTCGGAATCTGATTTCCTTTTCCAGTTCTTCAATCCCTTTATCTTTCACAAGGCGAAGTGCAAATTCCATTCCCTCTGTACGTCCCTGCATGTATGAATCCAATTTACTCATTTTTCTTTCCTTTCTTCGGACACCACCGGGGAGCTGTTTTTATTGTTGGCCTGGTTTCTCGTTCATTTGTTCCAAAACATACAAAGCATCTTGCTTTGTTTCCAAAAGCCTTTGCAGGAAGCCTTCTTGAAACCGGATGTTCACAGCAATATTCACCCCGTCCGTACGAAGAATAAGTTCCTCCTGATCTGTGATACATTGTCAGATACTCGCATTCCGTGCATTTAATCTTCATTTCTGTACTCCTTTCAGAAACTCTACAAGTTCTGTTTCACTATTCGGATACTTGTTGTATTTTGAATGATACGTCCATTTCGGTATTCCGTTATTTCTTTCCGGTTCAGGTCCGCCTACAAGATGCATGTAGTACGGTTCGTTCGGTGCCCACGGACTGTTGTGAACCGGTTCCGGATCATATTCTTCTACGATCAGACGTGTGCCGTTTTCAAAATCATATTTGTAGTATCTTGCTTCAATATGTTCATCTGTGTACCACAGTCCCCATTCTTTATAATTTCTCAACCATTCTTTTCGCTGATCATTATTTTTCATAAACGGAAGAGATTGCTGTTTCAGGTCTTCCAGACCGTTCTCCGGTACCATCTTGGTAATATCACCGGTATGGTCGGATGTTTTGTTGGATTCAGTAATATGTTCCTCGATTTTGTTATCCTCAACAAAATCGTCCTGCTGCTGATTGTCTGGTGATCCTGCTGCCGATTGGCAGCGTTCTTCTAACCATCCGCATCGAATGTTGCAATCATCCGGGCACTGAGCACAGCATTTATATGTCGTGTCGCAATAGGCTGCAGTTCCGCAGATTCCAGATCGAGATTTTCCCGTAATACATTTTGCAGGGCCTTTTTCTTCAGGTTCGTCCACTGCTGCCATTTTGACCGGTTTCTGTTTCTTTCCGTATTTCTCGATCAATTTCTTCGAGAAGTCCGTCCAGCTCATCAGTTCTTCCTGATCAGAACCAGTATTGAAGATGATTCCTTCCTTGCTTCCCTGATAGTTCAGGTGTCCGTTTCGGACACGTACTGTTCCGTACAGGGCACTGAGCATGTATGTAGTCATATTCAGGTCTGATTTCCTGACATAGGTCTCTATGTTCTTCCGTAGGGATCCGTAGAACCGGTCAATCTGGACATTTACCGGAATGACTGCATCGACTTCTTCCGGTTTATGTGGATGCAGTGCCTGGTCTATTGTCAGCTGTCCGGGAATGTCCCTTTCCTGTTCCTGCTGTACCTTCAGGAGTTTTGCATCGTTCAAAGCAAGCTGTCCGGCATTTTCTAACAGTTCACAGGCTTTCGTCTGATATTTCTCATTCAGTCCGGCAAGCTCTGCTGCTGTGGAAATATTCAGCTTGTTCTGTCTGAATGCGTCCGCGAGCCGTTCAGACAGATTATTGCTGATGCTGTGATACCTTCCAATCTGGGTAGATGAGACTCCTATCAGGTCAGATACAATCTCTCTGGTCTTGCCCTCAAGATCTGTTTTTTCACGAAGTTCCTTGACCAACTCTTCCATCTGCAGTGCTTCCGTCATTTTCTCCCAGTCAGTTTTCTCACGGTAGGTATTGGACTGGATGATAATGATCTTCCGGATGATCTCATCTTCTTCAGATGCCGTACTCAGCTCGATCTTAGGTTTGTATACACACGGGACTTTCCGGAAGCGGTCCATCCCCTCCTCAATCAGCTCAAGACAGCATTTTCTTCTGGAATGTCCAGCCAAAATATAATCTTTGCCATCCCTTTCCTCGATCAGGAGTGGTTGCAAGATTCCCAGTACCTTAATGGACTGTTTTAGCTTCTCGGTGTCTTCGGTGCTGTAGAAGTTATCTTTTGACGGGATCAGATCTTCCGGATTACGGTATACAGTCTTCTGCTCCGGCAGGTCCATTTCCTGTGTAGATCGTTCTGAAAGCATCCCTTTGAGGTCAAATTTCGCCATCCTGTACGCCTCCGATCATATCCAGATACTCAGTTACAAGTTTCTCATAGTCTTCTGCTGCCGCCGATCGTGGACTGTGCAGTGCAACCGGTGTACGTGCAAATGTACTTCTGGCCACTACTGCAGATGCTCTGATCAAAGTCTGCATTGTCGGATACTGTTCCCGTATAATCTCTGCTCCCTGTTTATGTGCTTCGTTGAATTTCTGGAATTTAGATATAAAACATTTTACGTTCTGCAGATCCGGATTCAGTTCTTCCTTAACTTCCTGAATCTGCTCCAGAAGTTCATTCATACCTTCCAGTGTGTTATCGTCCACTTCAACCGGGATCAGGACATCATTGGCGGCTGTCAGTGCATTAATAACCGAAATGTTGATATCCGGAGCATTGTCCACTACACAGAAATCATACCGGTCTGCTACCTGCTGCAGCGCTTTTTTCAATCTGTTCTGCTGCGGTCTTACACGGTCCATGGTCACTTCCATGTTTGCGGTCAAAAGTCCGAGATTCGCCGTAATAATATCTAATCCCGCATAATCTGTGTTGCGGATCAGGCTCTGCATATCTGGATGCCGGTCTGTCATAATCCGGTCAATGCCATCCCCGTCTGAGGTGCGGCGGTTTAATCCCCTGCTGCAGTCTCCCTGCTTGTCGTTATCCACTAAAAGTACCTTGTATCCCCGTGTAGTAAGGATATAAGCAATATTGATGCTTGATGTAGTCTTTGCCACACCGCCTTTTAAGTTAATAATTGCGATTGTTCTCATACATATTTCCCCTTTTTTCTTAGTTGTAAATACCGTGTCGTCTTCCTACCGCTTTATCGGCACGTATCATCCACTCCGGTTTTCCTTCCTCTGGTTCGCTGTCATACAATATTTCACCTCCTTCATCTCTGTAATATCTATATCTCACTCCATTACGGACAGACATTCCCAGGAACTCCATTGTTGCCGGATTCTGGTCTGGTCTCAGGCTCCAGGCCTGTTCCGATAATTCTTTTACATTCATCTTTCTTCATCATCTCCTGTAACCATGTGGAATAACTGTGTTTCTCAGATCTTGCAGTCATTTTGTGCGGATCCTGAAAGGTATGAACCAAACGATAGATCTGTTCCCATTCAGCAGCATTTTTAATCAGTTCTCCTTTCCCATCCCGCCATCCTTCTCCTGCCATTTCTTCCAGCTTCGGAATGCGGCTTGCTACATAGCCATCCTGTGTGTGCACACAGATTTCCGAAGAAACGTTCATGCGTGAAAGAGCTTCTGCAAATGTCGCAAGGACGGACTGGTGGTATGTTCCGTTCGATTTTCCGAAATTTTCCTTTGTCTTTTCCTCGCCGTTCACCATGGTTGCAAGGACATATCCACATTTTCTTTCTCGTTTTCCCTGAAAAGTGCTGTCCGTCTCCAGGTATATGTCAACTTTCCACATGCTTTATTCCTTCTTCTTGATTTTTACCAGTGTGTAATGCCGGTACGCATAGCCGGTTACCGGGTTCTTCCCTGTCTCGATGCTTTCCGGATCCACGTAATAACCTTTTGGTGCTTTTGGCGGACGTGATTTACCGTCGCGATCAACAAGGCTCCTTCTTTTAATTTCTTCTGTCTCAGGATCCTTGCGGATGAGGTTTCTGGATGGGTGATATCTCTTAAGTTCTTCTGACTCCCACTTCTCCAGAGGTTTTGTGATATAGACGGCAAGCTGTCTGTATCCACCCTCGCTGTAGAGCGTACGGAAATTGACATGTCCGTGCCCCCACTGCTGTTCCCACAGATCTGTAATTATCAGATCTGTAGCCGTTTTTTCATTGGTTTCACGGTTAATCAGGATGTGGATGTGTCGGCCACCTCTGGATCCGATTGCAAGACGGTATATGTATTTCAGGATCCATCCCTGTTTTTTATACTTTTCTCTGATCTTTCTCACCAGTTTACCGGCATGGTCCTTCATTTCTTCCCATGTAGGTTTATAACCTTTGGGATAAGTGAGGGTGATCCAGTAATCCCTTTCGCGGAAGTTCCACTTGATCAGTCTTCGAACATCGCGTTCGCGTTTCCACTGGTTATGCTTCGCGATCTCTTCCGGAGTGGCTTTCCTTCTTTTCTGTCTGGTCT